CCCAATGTGGGTGTCTACTGAGCCAATGCGGCCCGGGTGGTTTTGTGACATAGCCAACGACCATGTTCTGAATGTGAATAGGGGGGCATAGTACCCGACCGTAAGGCGCAAATACCAGTAACACAAGTCCATGGAGACGCGGCGATGTCTTTTTGAAACGCACAGGATCATATATTTAAAATTGATAAATATAATGAGTCAACCTCAACGCAGACTGAGGGAGGGTCTAAGACCCAGAGCGAACCAGCGGGAGTAGGCAACCCGGCTGCTCATGGAAGGAGAAGACGTCGAAGAGGCCAACGTGGTCGAGCTCGTTTGGAGTCGAGCTATAATAAGAAATCCGAATCTCAACAGCCGGTTTTTCGGCTCCCGGTACTACCGATGGACGAGACGATGGAATTAAGCAACGGGCTCGTAGTACCGGTATTAATAGCCCGTTCTATAAGTATTTTACCAAACGCACACGCGGTGTTGTGGAGATCACTCTTGATGGGCATGAACATCCCTGCCATTGTGATAGCTGCACACTATGTCAATGCCACAAATGCGTGGACGCTATCAATATCAAGCTCGCTGGTCGGAAATTCCCGCCTGCGACCGAAGCGATTTGCGCATGTAACACCTTTGTTGCAATTGACCAGGCCCAGATGTGCCCGCTGTGTGGGAGCAAACATGTCTCGTGCAATGGTGATCAATCACTACATTGCAATCGCTGTTTGTCATCTTTTAATGCCCCGCACACGTGTGAACGAGATGCCGTGCCCTTGCCAGATGAATATGAATCTGCAGAGGCACTGGTACCACCCAGCATCCGTCCTATCCCCAAACCACGAACTGTGTTCTACCGCCGCGATTCAAGTGGCGAATTATTACTACATCCCATGCAAGTTGCTGAACAAGATACTCCGGTGGTCGCAACAACAACTCGGCCAAGCCAAGAGCGAATATATGGAGTACGTAGGGCCATCAACATGGCCCGTAGACACGTGTGGGAATTCAGTGTGCTAGTGGTTCAATGGTTCATCACTAGCGCCGTTACTTTGCCTGCATTTATTTATGGAACCATAGAGGCCCTCATTAAGCCTGGGGTTTGGTTGTGGCAAGGCACTGAATCAATGCTTAGTCGACCAGCCGTATATGAAACACCGCTTGGACCATCCTTGCAAGCGGTACCACCTGAAAATTCAACAAATGATTTGGTCAGTTATTTAAGGATCAAGTCTGCCATGTTGCCAAGAGATAACAAGTTGCCGCGCTATTTAGTCGCGCAGGCAGAAGCGTACTGCCGAGAGCATGCATCCGGCATGTCATACAACCAGCGTCTTCTGGAGATGGCCGTGGCCATCCCACAAGTGATGGCTGAGTCCGTGATTGATCAAGGCGTGCGACAATTCATCGCGCTTAACACCGCGCATGATGTATGGCAGTACAATATGTGGCAACGGGGGGTGGATTTATCATATAACCCCTTAATATGTAGATTGCTTAGCTATGTCCCTTTTACAGACAGGCTAAATAGAATGCTTAGGCTTTGTTGGGCAGAGCAGGTTCTCCCGGAACCGACATAGCAATTTGGGGCTGTGGTGCCACGTGTCTTGTGTGTTGGCAACCGATCCAGACAAGTTGGCACACATGCGTGCATTAAGGCAGTGGAACCCAATGCATGCAACCATAAACATAAAATGACACAATTGTTACCACTCATGAACATCCCTGGATATTTCCCATCTGGAGGGTTCCATGGATGCATTTTAAATGAGTTGGCATCACTAGCCGGGAGACATATAATACAAATACCAGAGACCACCGATCAGATGATGCGGGGGTTCAGGGCGATGAGGCGCTGCTTGAGTATCATCTTCCCCGCTTGGGAAATGGAGAAGATGTCTCAACAAGCGATCATTGACTCAACGAACGCATCGAAGCGCGAATGTGTGCGCAAAGCATTTACCAATATCAATAGGACTGGTTACCTGGCCAAATATCACCAGGTCAGTGCATTTATTAAATGGGAAAAACACGCTGACTTGGTCAGTGACCCGCTTGAGGGAAAAACTCCCAGGCTCATACAACATCGTGAGCCCGAGTATTGTTATACACTAGCTCGATATCTTAAACCAATCGAGCATTATGTATTCAACACCAAGTATGGACGACGTGTTAGTGATCCATACTTCTCGAAGGGGATGACTTCATGGCAGGTCGGTGAGCGCATCGCCAAAATGGACCGATGGGCTGACACTGTGTTCGTGCTGTTAGATCACAGCCGATATGACTCGACATTGCGGGCCGAATTGAGGCGGACTGTCGAGTACCCGTTTTACCAGTCCTTTTACCCTAACAACAAGGAACTGGCTGACCTGCTTAGGAAACAGGTCAAGAACCGTGGTACAACACGATCAGGTGTGCGCTACACGGTCATTGGTACAATGATGTCTGGTGAGTACAACACATCACTAGGTGATAGCGTCATCAATTACGCGTTAATACGTAATTGGGTACACGGAGCCTGCGACATCCTTGTCAATGGGGACGACTCAGTTGTCTCAATGCCCTATAGGGTCTATAAGAATTTAGACTTTGATTATTTCAAGCAAATGGGCTTCCGTACTAAAGTTGAGGTAGTGTACAGCCTCAACGAGGTCAATTTTTGCCAATGTCAACCGGTGAGAATTGAGGGTAAATGGAGAATGATACGAACACCAACCCGTGTCATCTCCCGAATCGCTTACACATGTAAGTCCCTGCGAGGAGATGGTTGGAGCAAGCTGGCATGGGCCATTGGTGCCGGAGAGCTAGCCTGCAACGACGGGGTGCCAATATTACAACAATTGGGCCTCAGTCTCGTGCGTGATAACATTAAGTCAACACGCATGCTCAACCAGTATATGCAGGAAAATCGCCGACATGATAAGATCACCATGAAGGCCAAACCCATAAGTATGGAGACAAGAATGCAATTCCAGTTGACGTTCGGTTACACCATCGCCGAACAAATTGGTATTGAGCGGGCTATCCGTCAACATAGTTGGCGAGCTTTGCCAGTTTAGGAGGACGAGTGGGTCAGTAAATATTACTCGTA